TATATGTGCAACTGTAGCTTCTGATGGAACACTAGCCAAGCCAACTGCTGAAGCAGCCACAGCTAATTTTTCATATCCTAATCTTGCCATTATATATTCCTTGTCTAATAGGGGGAGAAATTAATCTCCCCACTATTAATTGTTTTTAAGTTTCGCCTGTAGTAGTTACCCACTTCGCACCTGTCCATTGAAAATGAGCCATTTTATTTTGCTCAATTACACAAAGGGCAGAGTCGGAGTTGTTACCATCTCTAACTGTAAACGCTTCAGCAGCGTCAGCTACGTTGTCTATAAAAACTTCTGCAAATGATGTAGTTACACCAGTTTCAGAAGTATCTACAAATACAAGGTCGATAGTTCTATCTGCTCCACCTGGGTCGAGAGTAAGAATTTTATCAGTTGCAGCTGTGATTGTTATATCACCAGCACCTTGAGTTGCTGAATCAGCAGAAGTTGTATACTGTCTTGTTCCTGCACTCATAATTATTTTTCCTTATGTTTCCGAGTAATATGAATCTTCATGTTACTCTCTGTAGCAAATCTTTTTCTGCAACCTTTTACAGTACATTTCAAAGATTTACTTTTATTTGTTTCTCTTGTATCACGTTTCTTCAACTGTTCAACTAACATATCAGTCGCCACATTAAGATTGCTCTTACTGGAAGCTTCGGTACTATCGGCTTCTAACGTCTCAAGCACAGGGCGAGCCATGAGCCAATTTTTTTGTACGGCAGTAACGAGACCATGTATTTGAGCAGGGTACTTGAGAGATTCCCATACACCATCTATTTCACGATAAAATATCGCTTGGTCTGGTGTTACATATTCAGGTAACGGTAGTTCCTGTAAATTATTCTTATCTAAATATGCTTTGACATCATCAGCGTGTCGTGCAATGACTTCACGTTTCCAATACTCTTGCATTTGTTTAGGTGGAGTAATAACTGGTTGTTCCATTATCTTTTACCTCTCTTTCCTCTTTTTCTTTTTTTAGGTTTAGAAATAGTTTCACCTGGCCTGGTTACACTATTCTCAATCTTTTTTGGTGGCGACCAATCAAATAAGTTTTTTGTTGAATCGACATGATTTGTAATTCTTCCGTCTTTATCTTGCGAAGAGACAGAATAAGGTTTTTTTAGATAAGTATTAGCAGAGTATCTCGGAATGACTAACTTTGAACCATCTCTCTGGTCATAAAGTGTCACCTTCTCAGCATCTGCTGGAGTATCAAGGTTTAGCTCTGCAATTGAATTTCCTAAAAAACGTTTTACTTTGCCTTGTTTTTTATTCATCCATTGAGACGTATCCTGAGTTACCATTGCTATCTATTCCTTATCTTATATTGAACTTGCTAATGAGAATATTTCTACTCCCCAGTTATCAACAACTTCTGACTCACCCCAAGTACCAACAGTTACAATTTCTGTTCCTCTTAGTGATGCGTCTCTTTCTTCTTCAGCTGCTATTTCCATTTCCATTGCCAAAGCTAGAGCTTCTCTTGCGAATACTCCACCTTTTGCATTGTTTGAAGATACGGTAATATTACCATCTTCATATATAGGAACACCAAAGATAGGGTCATTACCTCTCCAATAAGAACTAATAACTTCAGCTGATGGTCCTTCTGGAACAGTAGCACCTGCTGCTGCACCTGCACCTGCTGCTTGTATACCTGCAAGTTCTTGAGTCAACCTTCGTATCTGCTCTGGGTGTAAAACTGCATTAGGTTTACTTGGAGCTGGTCCAAAAGTTGCATTATCTGTTCTCAAAAGAGAAACAGCACCAGCAATAGTAGTAAATGTTGCATTGCTACCAGAACCTGGTTTAGATGTACTAAAGCCATCTAATAGTGTTAATAAGTCGCTATCTAGCAATCTACCTACTGCTCTTCCGTGCATAGTACCTACTGCTGATAGTACGTTTTCGTTGTTTTCATGTCGTAATCGGTCACTAACAAATGATAGTATTCCGTGTTCAGAAGCAGTCAAGTTTACAACTGTTGCTGTAACTTGCTGTGGTACAGATAAATCTACACCTTCTGTAAGAGCTGTTGCACTCTGTCTTCCCCAAATAGGAACATTGACTTGCTTGCTTCCTGTAGGTATATCATACCTGCTCACAAGGTCCATCATAGGTGCTGACGGCTCTACGTTATCAATTGATTCAGCGACAATGATTTTAGACATATCACTCAGACTCGAAGAGCCTGTTAGTGTCAATCCTGTTGCCATTGTTTATTTCCTTATAATGTTGCTGACCCAGACCTTCTTATTTGTTTTTTGGCTTCTCTATATTGAGTAGAGCTTATATTACCATCTGCAAATAATTGTGCTGCATCAGACAAACTGCTAATTGTTTTTACGCTTTTTTGTGGAGCACCTTGAGTTGAAGGAGTAGCTGGAGGTGGTGTAGTTGCTTGAGGTTGTTGAGTCTGTTGAGGTTGTGAGCCTTTCATTTTCTCGATATTTTTTCTTGCTAAATCAATTGACTGCAATAAAGACATATTTGCACTATATCCTTCCCACAATCTTGGGTCTTCAATATTCATATTAAGACCGTTTTGATTTATCAAATCCTGTGTAGCTGTTGCCAAAGCATTTATATTAGGGTCTACTGGTTGTTCCTGTTGAACAGGTTGTGGTTGTGCCGTAGCTTGTTGTGACCTTTGTTTTAATACCATCTCTGCTAGTTGTTCATTGTCAAGGTTAAGAAGTCTTTCTCTTTCTTGTGCATTAGCCATTTGCATCAAAGGTTCTAATCTTTGGTTCAATTGTTCTAATTTACTATCAAGAGATTTTTCAACTGCTGCTATTTTTTGTCCTGACACTTGTGCCAGTCTACCTTGTTCCTTACCCATAAAGTCTTGTAATGTTTTATTTACAATACTTGTTACGTCTGGAGTTTCGGTAACAGCTGGTTGTTCTTCCGTAGTTGCTGCAACTTCTTGTGATTGTTCCGTAGAATTTTCTGCAAGCACTTGTTGTGCAGTATTTTCTGGTGTATTTTGTTTGACTTCTTCTGCCATGTCCTTAGACCTTTCTATCCATAGATAGTGTTGTTTTATTGTTATTGTACAACATTTTCTGCCATTGTGGCATATTGGTCGTACAAGTTACCTTGTTCGTTTAGTGTTATAGCTTTTTTATTTCTCCATAGAGTTTGAGCTTCAAAGCTATCATTTTGAGGGTTTAACAAGGTGGTAGTATACCCCCATCTATATAAAAATCCATCTAATGCTGGATTATTCTCTCTCATAATTTTACGAGATTGTGCAATATAACTTGTAACTTCTTTTATTATGTCAGATTCTTTTAATACTTCTTTTTCTGATACTGTACCTGTTCTGTAAGCATTATACAATTGAGAAACTTCTGACTTAAGTCTTCCTAATTTATTTGCTGTAAAGTTTATAGCATCTTCTTTTGCACCATCCCAATAAAAAGAAAACCTTTCTCTAGCATCATATAATTCTTGTATTATAGGAGAAGTATTTTTACCTGCAACTAAATACTCTTGAATGTATTCATAGGCATCATTACCATATTGATTAATCCAAGAAGCTTCTGCTTCTGCTTTACCGTCATAATCATAAAAAGATATACCTTGTTCTGTTTGTTTTTCCCATTCTGAATTATACAAAACATTTTCTAAGTAAGAACTAATCCATATATCTTCTATTTTTTCAGTATCATTTATACTTTCTAATTGTTTTATGTAATTATGTGCATCAGAATACTTACCACCTTCTTCATATATATCTTTGTATTTAGATGAGTATTCAGCATTTATTATATTCAATGAAGCTCTTAAATCTGCTGGAGATTGAGCAACACTTGATATATAAGTATTCAAAGTTTCTGCTACTTTTTCTGCTTTTTCATTTCTAGTTGTTTCTAATATTTCATAAAAATCATCTAATTGAGAAGAATTACCACCTTTATTTTGTCTATCAATTTGTATTAATTCATCAGTTGCTTTTAAATCATTTAATAAAGCTGGCGAAATTTTGTCACTTGATTCTTTTTCTAACTCAGCATTAAATAATTTTTTTCTTGTTGGGTCTAAATCTAAATAACTTGAAAATTCTGGAAACATTTCTGTTACTGCTTGGTCACGGAAATCACGTCTTCTTTCATAAGTAGTAAGTGGCCTTGTTCTTAATCCTACAAATTCAGCTGCAACACCCCTTAATCCTGTTCTATAAGGGTCAGCAACTACTGCATCTTGCATCCAAAAAGGTAAACCTCTTTTTAATTGTGCTGCTCCAAAATCACTCAATCCTTCATAAGGCTCTCCAAAATAATTTTCATTGCTTATTGCTTCTAACATCATAGAACCAGCAGGTGCACTAAATGCCCTACTTCGCAAAAATTGAAACCAAGGTTGGTCTGTAATTTCATTTTCTTGGTTTATTTCTCTATACACAGCATCTACATCATCTGGTCCAGCTGCTAATCTATATACTGCTCTAGGTACAGAAATTATTTGCGAACCAGGACCTACCCAATCATTACCTATTTTTATTTGCAAGTAATGTGGTTGGGTTGGGTCTAAGTTTACATCTTGTCCTAAAGCTTGGCCCATAGCCCAAGTATAAGCTTGCAAACTTGTCCATGCTCCTATTGCTCCTTGTCTTGCTAATGCACCTCGTTCTCCACCTCTTGTAACTGCATCACTAAGTAATCCCAACATAGAACGAGTCATTCTAGGAGAAAAAAACAAAAATGTTGATTCTAATTTTCTTTGAAAACTAGACAACCCAATAGACTCTGAACTTAATGTACCTGTTCCTTTTTCTATGAAATCTGCTATTTCTCTTATTTTTATTGCATCTTCTATTTCATCTAAGCCTGATGTTAATGATTCAAAAGTAGAAATTTTTATTTCATCTATAAATGTAGACCAACCACCTTCAAATGTTCTTAATAAACTTGTTAGCTTAGTAATTGGTTTCCAATTAGTAAAACCTAGTGGTTCAGTTACTTCACCACCCCATTTTTGACTACTAGCTGAAACTGCTTCGTAAGCTTCTACTTGTTTTCTTCCCAAACTCATATTATTTCTATTCATAAGTTCTAAAGTTTTTTGTCTTGCAGGAGAATAAGTTTTTGCTAATACTCTGTCTGGATTAAAAAGAGCAACAAAACTATTAACAGTAGCTCTTCCAATACCTTTATATAAATTTTTCCCTTCTGTTATAAGTTTAGGACTATCTGCTGCAATACCACCTAAAATTTTTGCTGAACCTAAACCAAAAACTATTGGTGCATATATTGCAGTTAAACCTAAATCAATACCAGTACCAGCTAAACGAAAAACTTTTGTTATATCACCTGCTGTAGAAATAGGTTTTCCTAAAACACCTGTACCTGTTTTTATTTGATTTTTTATTAACGCAGGCATACCTACAACATCTTTACTTGCATTAACAATTAAATCAAAATCATTTGCAAATTTTGCAGCATCTTGTGGAGTGTGAAATAACAAACTGCTCCAAAGTTTTTCACTTTCTGTTTGTTCTAATGGAACATTTCTATTGCTTGGCTTTGTTTTCTTTAATGTAATTTCTTTGTTTGCAATTCTATAAGCAGGCAAATTATCAGCTTCTAATTGAAAACCAGATTGTGGCGATTTTATTTTTTCAACTATTGATACATTATATTTATTTCTCATTGCTTTATTTTTAGTAAACAAATCAATTAAATCGTGTTTTAATACTGTATCTATTATTTGGTTATACCCACCAATTAAAGATAAACTCAAAGCATCTTCTGGGTTAGCATATATAATATTTCTTTGACCACTAATAATATCGTCATTAATATTGTCTGGGTCTAAATATTTTCTACTTTTGTTAAATGATTTTAATAAACTGTTATTAGAAAAAGCTGTATTGTTTCTTTTACTTAGAACATACCTTGCAGAATAAGTACCTTCTTGTATAAGCCAATCTGCTAAAGCTTTTCCTTGTAACACTTTACCACCAGCTACAATTGGAGTGCCGTATTCAGCTTGCAATTTTGCTTTTTCATATTGTGCTTTTGCTCTTTGCACAACATAATTTCCTTTTTCTGTTAATATTCCTCTTCTAGCATCAAAAAAATCACTATTTTGAACTTTGAATTGTCGCTTTATATCAAAAATTAATTCTTCTACTGGTAATGCTGCTTGAGTGCCTTGTCTGTAAACAGGCTTAACATCTACTACTGCACTAATTATATCTGATTCTAAAAAAGAATTTGTTTGAATTGAATTGTCTAAATCTTTAGCATTATATCCTGAGTTTTTATGCTGATTTTTTAATTCTCTATATATTCTGTCATTATCTAGTTCATTGTCAAGCGTTACTATAAATCCATCTATTTCTGAATTTCCTGTAGCACTTCTAAAAACACGCTTAGAATCACCAGATTTTGTAATGGTATTTTTTGCACTAATACCAGCTGCATTCATAGCGTTTGCTTTATTGCTAGCGTGTTCTAACCGTTTAGTTGCTAAGTCTGTTTCATCTCCAATTTTTGCTAATATTTGAGGGTCAATAATATTTACTACTGAACGAAAAGGATTTGTTATAAAAGATAACCCTATCTTGTCTATACCATCAAAAGTTTTTCTTATTCCTTCTTGTAATTTAGCTGCTTGATATTCTTTTAAAACTCTTTGATTTCTTTTTGATAATTTTTCTCTAAGCCTGTTTTGTCTTCGTACTTTACTTGCTATTCCATTCCTAGTAATAGCATCATCAAAAAAACTTTCTGTATAGTCTAAAGTTTCTATAAGTTTAAGATTTTCTAAATCATCAAATTGTTTTTTTGTTAAAGGTCTAGCTAAATCTTTTAATTCTGGCGTTTTAGAAATTTTTTCAGTAATTCTTGCTGCAATATTATCATAATGGTCATAACTATCAACAAGAGGAATAACATTATCGTATATACCTGGAATTTTAGAACCAACTCTACCTTCTGCTGCTGCTACAACATATTCTTCTGCATATCCATTTTTTACTAAATCTGCACCTTTTTCTTCTATACGTTGTCGCAATAAATCAGTAGGATTTGTATTGTAAGTTGCTACATCATCTATATAACTTCTTATATCTGTAGCAGCTTTTTGAATATTTTGTACAACTTTTTTAGGTTGTGCAACTGCTTTACCTGTTTTAGTAACTGCTTGAACAGGTGCTTTTATAGAAAGCCTAGCTAAACCTTTTAAAGCTTTAGACCCTGTTTTTATATCTGATGCTATTCCTACACCTGGTAATACATTCAATGGGTCAAATATAAACTCTAATGTTCCTTTTACATATGTAGGTTGGTCTGTTTCTTTATACGCTCTTTTAGTTGCATTCAAATCTTCTACTGGATTATTAAAAGAACTTAAAAGAGTCCATTCTTCACCAGTAGCTTCTTTAAAATATTGATTTCTTTTTTCTCTAATTTCATCTGAATTAATTCCAAAAACACCATCTGGTATAACACTCGTTGCTAAAGAAGCTCCATATTCTGCACCTCTTTGTAAAGGAGCTGCACGTCTAGCTGCTTCCGTTCCTGTTGCAAAAAATCCTCTAAGTCCTCTTTGTTTACCAGCTGCTTCACGTTCTTCTTCTACTATTTTAAGTTGTTTATCAAACTCAGTTTCTCCAGGACTTACAAACCTTGCAGCTATACCTACTGCTGTGTTGATTCCTGGTTCTATAAATTCTAAAGCACTCAATCCTGCATTTGCTAAGTTTTCTCTAACACCAGATGCAAAACCAGAATAACTTATAGGCTCTGCTGTTTCTTGTGGAGGTTCTACAACTGGAAATGGTTTCGGTGGAGAATCAGGTTGGTTCAAAGGAACAACAGGTTGTTGAGGGTTTAAAATATTTTGTTCAGCTACCAAAGCTCTTTCTCTTGCTTGAGCTTCTATAAGTAATCTTTCTTGTTCTTTTAAACGGTTTTCTCTTTCTTTACGAAGTCTTTTTATTCTCTCATAATTATCTTCTCTTGGAGCAGAAAAAGGATTTCTATTAAAAGGTGTTACCATTTAGTAAGTTCCTATCGTACTTGTAAATGGAGCTAAACCTCCAGGATTAGTATTCACTCCTTGTGGCGTTACTCCTAAAATTGCTTGTTCTATATCTTGTCCAGTTGATGCAAGATTTGCTTGAGTTGCACCTTGTTGGAATGGAGTTTGTTGTTGATATTGTCCAAGAGTAGGAGTTGACATAGGTGCAGTCGCTTGAGTAGCTGTTCCACCTGTAAAGTTTGTTCCTAAAAATGGATTTAATGCACTTCTTAGATTAGCAGTACCACCCAATACACTAGATAAAGCACCCAATGATTGTGGAGATGCTCTAAATAATTCAGGAACTATTCCTAATCTTTGTTCTGCTAATCTTTCTTCAGCAGACAATCCACCTCTTGCCAATGCTGTTTGTAAATCAATTTGTTCTTGAGCAGTTAGATTAAAAGGATTGACAGCTGCTCTTTGTTCTGCCAACCTTTGTTCTGGTGTAAGCCCACCTCTAGCCAAAGCAGTTTGCAAGTCAAACTGTTCTTGTGCTGATAAACCACCTCTAGCTAATTGTGTTTCTAATGCAAATTGTTGAGGAGCAGTAAGACCACCTCTGGCTAAACTTTCTTGCAATCCTATTTGTTGAGCTGCTGTAAATCCAAAAGGATTAGCAGTTGCTCTAGCCAAAGCTATTTGTTCATCTGGAGTCAAACCCCCTCTAGCTAAACTAGTTTGTAAAGCTATTTGTTGTTGAGCATCTAAATCAAAAGGATTTCCTGAAGCTCTTGCTAAAGCTAATTGGTCAGTAATACTTAAACCATCTCTTTGTGCTTGAAAAATATCTTGTGGATTTATTCCTGCTGCTAACGCACCAAAAACTCCACCTGTTCCTGCAAGTTGACTTCGTCTTCTAGCATCTTGTTCTTCAGGAGTTAAGCCTTCTAACCCAAAAAATGGTGATGTTCCTGCTTGTGTTTCAGCTACAGCTGCCCTAGCTATTCTGTCTTGGGTTGCTTGTGCTGCTCTAGCAACTCTATCTTGTTCAGCTGCTTTTATACCTATGTTAAATTGATTATTAGATTCAACAATTCTTGCATCAGTTTCTAATTTTGTAATTTCTCTTTCTATATCTAGTCTAGCTTCTTGTAATTCTATTTGTTTTTCTATTTCACTAAGAACTTGATTGTCACGAATTTCCTGTTGTTTTAATTCAAATTCTTTGTTTAATTCATCTTCTTTTATTGCATTATAATTGTTTATTAACTCTTCACCTATAGCAGTAAGAGAAGGTATACCATCAACGGTTGTTGTAAACAAAATATCTTGATTTTGTGATAAAAATTCTTGAAATTCTGGGTCACCAATATTTCCAATAAGCTCAGTTACTGAAGCAGCAGGAGTAGGTGCACCTGGTGCTTGATTTGTTGCTTGACTTGCTTTTAATCGTTCATTTTCTGCTAACAAAGCTTGATATTCAGGAGTTTGAGTTATATCAACTATTTCATTTCCAGGGCCAGGTGGTGGTCCAAAGTCACCACCTTCTGTCGTAATATTATTTGCATCTTCTACAACACCACCTGCTGTATCTGTTTCTCCAATTTCAGGAGTAACATTATCAGCTGCAAACGGAGTATTAATATTTCCTCTAGCAAAAGGATTACCTTTTTCTAATTCAGCAGATATTCTAAATCCTAAATCTTCATCAATTCCTGGTTCTATTAAACGTGATAATCTATCAGGTGAATTTTTAAAAACATTAATTTTACTTGCAAAACTATTTAGTAAAGCAACTTGGTTTGCAACTTGTTGATTAGTTAATTTATCTTCTTCTTCTCTATTTTCTAAAGAATCATTTAAAAAAGCTATTGCTGTTGGAACTGCTGCTCTACCAAAAACTTGTGTGCTTGGAACACTTCTAATAGTGTTTATTATATTATCAACATTTTCTACATTTTCATCAGTTAAATTACTAACATTATAATTTCCTGTATTTTTTAATAATAAATTTATAGATTCAACTAATTCTTTAGTAATAGGAACATCTGAATCTTCAATATCTAAAATAGTTTGAGTTGGAGTAAATTCAATAGGGTCTCCTGGAGTTACAACTTGATTTGAAAATGGAGAAATTCCCTCTCCAAATCCTTCATCTACATTTAACTGTGGTCCAAATTCACCTAAGTATTGTGTTCCTGTAATAGTACTACCTGGAAAACGAGATAAAGCACTTGTTCTAGCTTGTGCTATAGTATTACCTTCGCTAATTACAGATTCTGTAACTCCATCTGGAGTAGTTATTTGAAAATTATATCTTAATGCCATTAGCTTCTCCCAAATGGTGTGTTCAATCCATAATTATAGATTGATTTCTTGCTACGTTTTTTTGGTTGTTGTACATCAGGAATACTATCTATGTTTTCAAAACTATTAGATACTTGTTTTAAATATCTTTTAGTAGTGTCATCAAATTTCATAAATGCTAGTTCTAATGGGTGTGTGTTTTTTGCCATTATCCTCTTGCTCCTGGTGATATGTCTGCTCCTGGTACTCTAACATTACCACTTCTTGGTCCTGCTACAGCACGAGCTGTTTGATTCATTTCATCTATAGAACCTGGTATTACAGGTCTAGTAGTTTGTGGTACTCCTGTACCTGGGTTGTTAGGTCTTGTACCTGCTTGATTACCTTGTTGGAAATTTCCTGCATTAGGCAATTGCATAGCTCCTTGTGTATTTAAAATATTCATTGCAGTTTGTTCAGGAGTTGGTCCTGTTTGTGGTGACTGTTGTCCTGCTGCTTCTATTATATTTTGTATCGTAGGTATTCTTGATGCTGCTGCTTGTTGTAGCTGCTCTTGAATGCCTGGCGAGTTAATAAATTGTTCTTCTAATATCTTAGCACGAACTTCTAATGGATTGCTAACTCCACCTTTTCTGAGAGCAGTATCCAAATCAACGTATCCTGAACGCCATAAGTTTGCCCACAAGTTAAGTCTTCTTTCCTGTTCTTCTGGCGAAACAGAGTTAATACGAACAATGTTGACGTAATGCCCTTTGATGTCAGTAGGCTTGATAGCAGCATCTAAAACTCCAGCTTCTGTTTTACCAAATACTGTTAGTTTATCATTAATAACGTGTTCTACTATTCTTAGTATTAATTCACCTTTATCTTGTAAACCACGTTCCATTGCTTCTTTTACTGCACCAAAGTTAAGTGATGCAATACCAGCTAGCACAGCAGTATGATAACCAGATGCTGCACCTGTTGGTCTTTGTCCTCTAGCAACAGCAGGAACAGTATTAGCTTCAATTGCTTCATCTAAGAATTGTTTTGCAATACCAATTTCTGAAGGTGGCCTTGGTGTTTGTGATGCACCAACATTTACCTGTGGTGGTTTAATATTCTTTGCACCTGGAGTATCATCCCATGCTGCTTGCACTTCTTCTGTAATTCCTGGTGGTCCTGTAAATTCTAGTGTAGGCCAAGCTGATTTACCTACAATGTCAATATAGTGTGATGCTAGTTGACTTTGTGCTCTTAGCATATCTATAGAACCATTTAGTAATCCCATGTATAAAGTTTCTGGTTCTGAGTTACCTGTATCTAATCCCATCTGTGGCCAGTACATAATCCAAGGTAGTTTACCATAACCATGTCGTCTAGGTTCTAATACCCATTTATCATCTGCTAAGTATCCTACTTGTGTAGCTGTCCATACTTCTTGGAAAGTAACGTAACCTTTTTTGTATACGTTCCATTCTGGGAAGTGAGCTTGTACCCATTCTGCATCTACTTGATATTCATATATAACCCATCTAGGTTGTGTACCATTATTTAAATCCCATATAAGGTTTTGAGGATTTACAGCTACTGATTTTATAGGCCATGATACAGACCGTTTTTCCAATACTTCTTTAACTTGTTCTCTGTATTCTGCACTTGCTTCTTCTTCATGTGGTGGTGCTTCTGGAAAGTCACTCCATTCATTTGCAGTAAACTCTATTTTTTCCCAAGCAATACCATAAAGACCAGCGTGTTTAGTAATCTCTCTGTATACAGGTGTTCTTTGTTCTACCATATGATGTGCACCTGTCAAAAACTTTTCGATTAGTTCTGCTCTTGCTTGTCCTCTTGCACCTGGAGGTGGAACAGATATATCTAAAAACTGTGGACTAACGTGTGCAACTAGAGTGTTTATTACTGACTGTGCAGTACCTAGTCTAATCAATGTTCCGTTTTCTGGAACGCTAAAATCAAAGTTGTTTAGATAAAAGTCATCTAGTTCTTCTGCTTTACTACGAAACTCTCTAAATAATTCGTGACCAGTTTGTGCTTTTTCTTTTACCCATTGTAATGTTATATCTGGCTCATCTGTAGGATTTGCTGCTTCTACTAAAATTGCTTCTGTGCTACCTTCAGCTGAGTTTGTTCCGTAATCTAAAACCATTCTTTACCTATATTTCTGTAGTAATTAATTCGTTTTCTTCTAAGTATTGTAATTTTTGTTTTGTCTTTTGTTGTCTTCTCATTTGCATAAATCGTGACGGCTTCCTAGAGTCTGTAGGTCTTATAGGTCTCATTCTACTTATAGCTCCTAAATATTTATATTCACCATCATCATAACCTGGTGGGTCACTAGCCATTAATGCTAACAACTCTGCATCAACCCAATCGTCATGCTCACTTGATTCATTATAAAACACATATGAACCATTTCCACTAGGTCTTATACTTATATCTTCCAATTGTTTTTTAAGTGTATCCCAACTTTCTGGGAAATGTACAGTACCATTTTCTAGTGCAATGTAGTAATTTTGGAATAATTGATATTTACTTTGTGCACTAAATTTAAATGGTGTTACTGGTAATCCAGAAGATAGTAAGTGGTCAAACACTACATCTCCCAAACCAGTTGAGTCAACTCTAATATCACCTATTTTCCATCTATTTATTTCAGAACTAATGGTTTCTATTTGGCTAACCCAATCACTACCAGACATTTCTAAAGCATATACAGATTTTCTACTAGCTGCATCCTTTACTATAAATACAGTATAGTCTTGTTTCTTACCCAAGTCTAATCCAGCAACATATCTTCTGTTAGAATCTGGCATCAATATTTCTTTTCCAATGGCAGCTTCTTGTATTTTGCTAGGTCTGAAGAAACCACCTCCACCATCTGGTTGTTTAGCCATGTACATTCTATCCCAAACAATTTCTGGCATAGTTGCTTTTTCGTCTTTGATAGCTTCTTTTTGTTTTTGTGATAGGAAAACGTTATCAAAACTCGTTGCATGAAAGGATTCGTAATCTTCGCTAGGATTTTCTTGTGACCATTTAAAAAGTTTTGAAAACCAATGAGACCTTTTGAATGGTGGTATGCCTTCTACACAACCTTTACCTAGTCTACCAGCAGAGTTAAGCATAGGTCTTAGTTTATTCCATGCAGCTTCTTTTATATCTTGTGATTCTGTAATCCAGATAAAATCAGGACCAGCAGTCTGTAAAGATTCAGGGTCATCAGCAGATTTTATTTCAATGTAAACATCTCGTCTCACTAGGTTAGGACTTTTTAGATATAGCCATACAGACTTTGCATCTTCTCTCCATCCATCACCTCGACCACCACCTTGGCCTTGTTTTCTTTTGACTACAAGTTCTGGTGGTATAAATTGTTTTAGTTCGTTCCATGCTTGTCTGCTCTGTGCAAAGTTAGGTGCAACTACCCATATATGGATTGCAGGTTCTAGTGTGTTAGTCAAGTCATATCCTACTGGTAGGTTAGCAGCTTCTGCCATTTCTTTGTCTGCTAGGAACGGAGTCTTTGAAGCCTGCGTTATGGCCAACATTAGCTCAGTAAGCACAGCTCTACCTTTACCTGCTCTACGACCTGCCCATACAACCTTTATCCTGCTTTCTGAATTATGAAACTTACGTTGCCAAGGAGACGGTGTGTATTGATATGACATTTATTTTCCGTTCAAGCTTGCTTCTAAATTAAATAAACTAGACTCACCAGATATATCTACGTTTTGCACAGCAACTTTTTTCTCAGCTTGCTGGTGACTACCATCACTTTGCCAATCATTTACCAATGGTTCTATCTCTAACAAGCCAGACTTTTCTATCAACTTGTTTTCAACAGCAGATATTTTACCTAATTCTGCTTTGATAAACGAGGTGATACCAGATTCCATCATATACACTAACTGTAACTTGCTCCATTTTATTTCAAACGGTAATGGCTTTTTAGAATTAGGATAACGTATAGCTGTCCTGTACCTATAACCATCTTCTATGAAATCATTTACTGCTTTAGTAAAAGTAGCATTACCATCTATCAACTTACTGGTCTTTTCAAAATCCCACTCAAAGTCTTCACACATAGACTCTAACGCTTCTTTACCAACACCATATGACGGCAAGGAAACAAATATTCGCCTAAGCTTCCTAGACCATGTAGGCCACTCAGGATAACCAATCAATATGTTATCTCTAAATCTTTCTGCTGGTGTTCTTGCTACTACACTACGTTTTTTTGCCATAGATAATATTCTAACACACTTTCTTTTATTTTTAATTTTCTTTTTAATATAAGCATTAGTAGTAACACTTATCCTAAACAATAAGTGTTACGTTATAACAATATAATTTATATATATATATATATATATATAGGGGGTGTTATATAACACTTTTAGGACTGTTATATAACTGTTATAACACTTGTTTTATAACACTTATAACACCTGTTATATAACTGTTATAAATACTACAAAAAACAATTCAGCACTCTAATGGGGTGTATATATATACAACAGTAACGGCACAGGTATCGGCGCTCTAACTATAACACTAAAAACAGGTTAAAAATGGGCTAAATATAACACTAAAATATTATTAATGTTGCTTGTGATAATGCCAATAAATCCACGCCCTAACAGTATAAAAATAACAGACTTTTATTACACATATAAATAATATTTCCCAATATTTCCCATGATAATATTTATATTTGATTACTATAATACTTGACAAATATATTATTGTTGTTGTATTATGGATATCAACAGTAATAAATGTTTACTGAATAAATAAATAAGAAAGAGTAATAAATATGACAAATATACAAGTAATAAAAAATTGGATTAGTGGCAAAAGTGGTCAAAGTGGGTCAATGCGTTCAGCAGATGGAAAATTGTTCTCTTATGAGTTACAAATTGGAGATATAGAAAAAGGAATTTTTCAAGTCTATGACTACGATATAAACACCATTGAAAAAATGACTGGATATCGTTCAATGACTACACGTCAGCATCTCGGATTAGTTACTAGAATTTTATCCAATGCCCAACGAATATTTGAAATACAAAACTAATAAACAGAATAGGAATTATAAACATGATACACGAAATAAATAAAACAGAATTTATAGAAGCGTTTAGTAAATGGCATGGTGGCGATTATAAAAACAATTTTTCATACGAAGGATTAAATGCTTTGTTTGATTATCTTGATGAAATTGAAGAGTACGAATTAGATATTGTGGGTATATGTTGCAATTATTCAGAGTTTGAAAACCTTGCAGAAATTCAAGAACAATATCCAGATATTGAAACAGTTGAGGATTTAAGAGAATTAACGGAAGTTATAGAAATTCCAAATACTGAAAGATTAATAATAGCAGGATAAAAGAATAGGAATAAATAAAAATGATTATAGAGAAAAATAAATATGGTGCGTGGGTAATATCAGACATAATAAATGATTATTGGCAAACACGAACATATTATTATTACACCAAAAAAGAAAGTATACAAAAGTATAAACAAGAGATGAAAGAATTAAGAGGATAAATAATTATAAGATATAAATCCTAGACATGATTTAAAACTGTCTAACAAAACTAATAAATAAAAAGAATAGGAATTAATAAAATGATACCATCAAAACCAATAAAAAAAGAATTAGAAACTTTTGAAATTACAGTTATTGAAACAAGAAAAATTACTAGAAGAGTTAAGGTAAAAGTTGCCCATGATGTTGCGCAAAAAATGAGAGATAATGACGCATTCATAGGATATGTAAATTTACCATATGATGATGAATATACACCTAATTCATATTTAGAAATAAATAGTGCTTATAGAAATTACGAAAATCAAGGCTATGAAGTTGACGTAATAGAAACAATATGGGTTGATGAGGATACTGAAGAAGTAGAAATAACAGATGGTGAATAAATAAATAAAATAATCCTAAGCATGATTAAAAACTGCTTACAAAAATAAAAAAAATCAAGGCTACTTGAGAGGAAAAATTAAAATGACTGATAGAGAATTGGCAGAATTATTATTAGAAAAAAATAAAGAATTAAAATCCAGATTAAAAAATACATCTATTGGATTATGGGTTGCTGTGTTAGGTTACATAATAATAATAATATACGCAATTACATTAATTGGAATAAACTAAGTACTAAAGTACCTTTACATTGTTGTTGTTATAGTGTACAATAAAAATATCAATCATAAATTGATTGAAAAATGAATAAGAAAAGAGTAAGTAAAATGATAGTAATAAGACATTTAGATGATAATAAAAATGAGTGTGACCAAATAGTATTTTGTAATGAGAGTTGTTACAAATTAGGTAAAGAAAAATTTGGTGAAAATTATTATTATGATGATAATTACAATTTATATTCTGATGATGATAAATTTGATGGAATATGGTATGGAATTGAGGAAACATTTTTATCTTATGAGGAAACAGAATATTGTTTTGAGTGTAAAGTATTATTAAATGAGTGGGTAATTGAAACAGTTTAGGAGTAAATTAAAATGAGTAAAGAAACATTACCAAAAATAGAACATAAAAACAAAGTGCTTTATTTTCAAAGCAAAAAAGAGTGGCTTGATTACATAAAAAATATGGATAAGGAGAATAAATAATGAGTATAAAATATTATTATTCAAAAACAAATTATAAACTGATGTTCCATCTTGCATTTTGGAGTGCAATATTTGTAACAATAGTTATGATAATGGCATTGATTGAAATAGAAAAATTAAAAAACAGTTGCTAAACAAAGTACTTTAGTACTTGACACAACAACAATAATAGTGTAGTATTATATTATCAATAAAAAAATAAGGAGTTAATATTGAATAATAAAAATGAAATAGACGTAACAGATTTGATACCACAAAAAAAATTATGGGATATATTTATTTGTACAGCAATAAAATTGGGTAAAGGTAAATTAATGTCAAATAACGAATACGAAATGAAAATCGTATACAAAAAAATAAAATAAATATATAAGTGGTTTTATTCCTGTTATTAATCAGAGTTAAGTATAAAACAAAGTAAGAGATATACAAAAGAGGAAGTATATTCGCCACGAAAATAAAATAAATAAGGAGTAAGTAAATGAATAGTTGTTTTTGTGATGATGAAAAACATGAAATATGTTTTGATGGATTGATAGGAATTTACAATGAAAATTGTAAGTGTTGTAAACAATTTGATGAACTTGCAACCATAACAAAATGTTGTTAATAAATAAATAAAATAAGGAGTAAGAAAATGAAAGAAATGTTTAAATGTAGAGAGTGTGGGGAAAAATACGAACATATCACTATGGCTAGTGACTTAGATGTATCTATATGTAAATGGTGCAGTGATGAGGAGTTTTAAAATGAGTAAAGAAAAAGAACTATGGATAACAAATAATTGTAGGGTTTTTGAATGGGATAATTATTTGGAACAATTAGATGAAATGTTTTCAGACCATGTTGGGAGGTATGCAGTAGTAACTTCACACAATGATGGTTGGAGTAATGCAGAAGTGTTAGGTGGTTTTGAAATCAAGGAAACAAGAGATATTGTAGACATGATTGGAACAGATAACGAGTGGAATATTACAATAAAACAATTAGGTAAACGTCTTTATGATGTAAGATTAAGTGACCATGATGGTGTATCAGATTACAGAGTAGGGATAACAAATCATTACCAAGAATTATAAGGAGTAAGTAAATGAATAAAGTTATATACCTACTACAGAATAATGAGTTGCAAGAGTTAGAACTTGAAACTGTATTAGAAGTAGATGGCAGAAAAGAAATAACATACAAACTATTAGGAACAGATGAGGGTGGAAATGATTGTGATGTAACAGAGGATTGTCAAGAAATGGGGTATGAGTAAATGAAAAAGTTTATAAGGTTTGCAGTCAAAGATGCTTTAGAGGATTTAGAGTTTCTTATGGACGAGGGATTTCCAGAGGAGAATATAAATGACGAGTGGGAAAACCAAGTAGTGTTAAGTGGTAAACATGGTTTGAGGTTTATGTATAACACAGACTATGTAAACAGAACAAAACATTCACACTTGAAAGCAAAAGACTTGCATGAATTATTAGATAGATGGATTGCAGAGTTTGAGAAAGACAAAGCACGTTGGCAACAAGACATAAACGATAAGATTTATGACGCAGAAAATTAAGGAGAAAAAATATGAGCCATGTAAATGATTGGTATGATAGTAAGACTGCAAGTAGAGAGGATTTGCTTTCAGATATACGTTATGGATTGATTTGTTATTTTGATGATGATGATTTGAAAGAGGACATCATGAAAGCATTGGTAGATTACAGGGTGTATGGAAATAATGACATACTAAACTGGCTAACTGAGATTGATGAGAGGGTATTTTCATTAGCAGACGAGAGAAAGATTGCTATACCTAAAGTGTTGAGAGGTAAAATTCTTAGTCTTTCAGACTGCGACACAGAATATATTAGACTGATGCACGAGGTAATAGCAACAGAGTTTGATTGCACAGGAGTTAGTACTAACAGAAAGGAGTAAGTAAATGAGTGACTTTATAGATATAGGTGACGAGTGTGTAGACTGCCGACAGGATACAAGTTTCGGTAGTGGCAGGTTTGTAAACAGAGTACCTGCGTTTGTAGACAGGAAAGTTGATGGCAAGTGGTTAGAGTTAAAAGGTTATTTCTGTGCTGAATGTAGTTTGATGGAGTGCGAGGGAAAAGATTGTGACTACATGGTACTAGATGATTACACAATCGTAGATGGCTATGTATTATGTGATACCTGCGTGGCAGAAATACCAGCAGAGGAGAAACTAAGATTACAAAAAGAACAGTTGGCATGGTTTAACTAGAACAAATAATATTACAGGGCATGGATTTTTTTTTCTTATTCATTTAGTCCATGCCCATCCTTAATCAAATGAATAAGCAAGGAGATAAAATGAATAACTTAGAGATGGCACAACAGTATATTGCAGAGGGTTTTAGTGTCTTAGCAGTCAAGTCAAATAACAAAGAGCCATTATATGATAGCGAGTTGCAACCTAATGGTGGAAAAAGTGCTACCAATGATTACGAGATAGCAGAAAAACTATTCAAAAAATATCCAGATGCAAATATTGGAATAGCAACAGGTAAAATATCTGGAATAAATGTAATAGATTTAGATGATAAGTCAGCAGTTGCCAATCTGAAAGAGGTAGGATTAGAAATACCAAAGACTAGGTATGTAAAAACACCAAGAGGTTACCATTTTTATATTGAGTATGACGAAAACTTATCACAAACAGCAGGTCTTGTAGACAAAGTTGATGTCCGAGCAGATGGTGGGTACGTTTTAGCACCTCCAAGTATTGTAAATGGCAAAGAATATACAAGCAGTAAAGAAGTTTCGATACTTAAATGGTCAGAGATTACAGAATTTCAACAGAATAAAGTAAAACAGAAACGTTCACAGAACTTCATTGAAAGTATGAATGGTAGCAAACAACCTACATGGGTGTCGGATGCTCTTAGAGGAGTAGCAGAGGGTCAAAGAAACGATATGGCGAGTAGACTGGCAGGGTATTTTAGAAGTAAGAACATCAGTAAAGATGTTGCGATAACATTGATGGAACAATACAGTAGTAAGTGTACACCTCCTATGGAAGTAGTTGAGTTGATGCAAGTGATAGATAGTATTTATTCTGGTAGGTATCAGACGTTTGAGAATTATGAAAACCAAGAAATAGAAACACCTATCGTAGAAGTTTCAATAGCAAACAGGAGAGTGTTTAGATATCCAGAACAAGGCATAGTAATAAACTGTACTTCTATTACAAAACGAGGAGATAGTCTAAGTTGTCAGATAGAGATAGAGGATGAGGGTACACCAATTACTGCACCAAGACGTATCAATATGCTATCGTCTAGTAGTGTTGATAGTTTAAGGAAAGAACTTACATCAATAGACGCAGAGAGAAATTGGAAATCTATACTGTCTAATACTTTTATTCTGATACATAAGAGTTTAGAAACATCATCAGTAGGACATGACATGAGAACTTACAAGCCAGAAATCACGCAAGATGGATGGAGTGCTAAACCATATGTCAAAGAAAACCAAAGTAACTTAATCATGGGAGCAGGTGGTACTGGTAAATCTACTATTGCAATAGCAACATTACTCTCAAAGGCTTCTGGGAAAAATTTATTACCTAACCTTTATATCAGAGAGCCGAGTGCAGTTATGTTCTGTGACTGGGAAGCAAGTGAGCAAGAGTTTTATTCCATCATGTATGGATTACTTAGAGGTGCAGGTCTTACAGAAAAAGATTTATTACATCCTGTAATTTACAGGAGATTTGATGCACCTTTAGTAAATCATTTAGAGGAGATACAAAGAGATATTTCTAAGCACAACATAGAATTAATCTGTATTGATAGTGTAGTTGCTAGTGGTAACGAGGATACTAACAGTCCAGAAAGTGCTAGAACTTACCATCAAGCAGTTAGAAGTTTAGGTGTTTCATCACTTGGTATTACTCATATTACTAAGTCTGGGTCAGATACTCATGCTTATGGTAGTGTGTTCTTTACCAACCTATCTAGGAACATTTGGTCAGCAGAGAAAGATGATGACCAAGATGGAAACACTAGCATAATTGGTATGTACCACAGGAAAGGTAACAATACAGGTGGTGTACATAAACCAGTTGGATATGAAGTTACATTTGTTAATGATGAGGATGATAATACTGTCAGCATAAGTTATGACTTTGGAGATTTGAACAAGAGCAGTAACCTGTCAGCAAAACAAACTAATCCAGAGAAAATTTTGTATCAATTGAAAACAAGACCAATGAATAGAGAGGAACTATCAGAGGAAACAGACATACCTCTACCAACATTGAGAGTAACATTACAAAGACTTGAAGCAAGAAATAAAATTAGAAATTCTGGTGGACAGTATTACATTAATGAAAATGATATTTGATAGAACATAACATACTACTCTCTTAAGAGAGAGTACGTTGTTATGTTATCTATAATTTATCTTTGGGAAATGTTTGGGAAACAAAATAATTATTATAACTAAGATTTGACATGTTGTTGTTGTTATGATATCATGTTAAGGAGCAGTCAAAAAGATTGCAGTAAAAATAAATGAATAAGGAAGGAGTAAATCTATGGATAAGAAAAAAGTAAATAAGAAAACTATAAAACTTAAACCAGTAGTACGAAAAAAGTTTCTACAAGCAGAAGTTGCTTTATCAAAAGCACTTAGAGAAATGGATTTAGGTTAGAGTAATCTATACACCTGAGCATGTGACTAAACTGCTCAATAAATAAATGAATAAGAAAGAGGAAATTAAAATGAACAAAGAATACATAGAATTAGAAAAATTATTCTTCAAAAATTTAGAAAATTTTAAGCAAGGTGCTATAGATTGTTTTTCACAAAACGAACTAAATCAATCAGATAATGATTATTATAATCAAGGTGTAGCATTAGCAAAGGAAATGATTAATTTAGAAAAGAGTAAGGAGTAAGTAATGCGTAAAGAAATTTGTGATGCGTGTGCCAGACCAGTTGGTGGAGATAACACAAGACTGGTAGGCAGAGATTGGATATGTCCATCTTGCGAACAAGACATGGACATGCACAGTAACGCAGGATTGGTAGAGAGAATGATTAAAACATTGGATGATATAAAAGAAGCCTGTGACGAAGTGAAAGAAAGAAACAGAGAAACTGCAAGAGATAATGATATGCAAAGTATTGATGACTGGGATGATGAGATGAGAGGATATGAATATTTTGCAGATGATGTTTTAGCAATAATAGAAAGGAGCAAACAATGAGTTTAGATAGAATAGTATTCACACTAGATGAGTATATGTTCTTTAGCCAAAATGGTGGTAAGCAACATAGTTTTCCAGAGGGAGACCAAGGTGCTATCAACAGATTTAAAGAACAAGTAGAAAAATCAGGGAATAGTATAGTGGCAACGCATAGGGAACAAGACTTGCAGAGGTGGACAACAAGTGATGGTCTTCAATTAGAGGATGGAGACCTAACCATGGAAGGGTGGATGTAATGAAAAAAAATTTAGAAAGGAGAAACAATGATAACTGAAACAACAAAAAAAATAATTGCTTTGAAAGATAAGATAGGAACATCAGAACTAGCAGATGCTACTGGTGTCAGAGCACACGAGACCATCAGGAGATGGGTAAGAGGAGAGTCTCATCCTACTTATGACAAGGCACAGATTATAGATAAGTTATACGAAAAAAACATAGATAAAAAAACAAATACAAATCCATTTGAACAAGGAGAATAAATATGGAATTACAATCACCAGACCTAACATGGCCATCAAAAGTAAAAAGACTAAATAATGGTGTAGATAAACACAAAAATCCTACAAAGAGAGTAGTCTTTGAGTATGTCAATGGAACTATCTCAAGAACTTTTGATAAGTATGGATATGGCATTGCATTTAGCGAGGACAATGCAAGTAAGATATGGAACTTAAGGGGGAGTTGGAGTGATGATATAGGTGGCTTCAAGCCATATACAGGAGAGAAGTTTTCACAGGGAGATTATGTTTCTGTGCAATTGAAACATGAGATTTACATTGATAAGAATGGCCAAGAAAAAGAAAACTTTCTAGTCCAGACTTACAAGGGAGATGATGGAAACGAAGCATGGGCAATAAAAAAATCTGATGCACCTGCTCCTGTAAGTCAACCAACACCTACGCAAACACCTGCACCAGTCAGACAGTCTAATGACGACTATGTAACTGGTGTAAGACAAGGTATGACTATAAATAACAGAGTTTTATTAGTGTGTAGTGGTAAGATTGCCGAACATTTTGGTAAAGAAAAAGAAAAACAAATGTTAGTTGACTGTATGTATTGGCTTGATAAATCAGAAAAAGGTTTACCTATTTACACAGACGAACATCCATTACAGGATATAGCAGGTATAGATGATTTAGATGATAGTCCAAGTGTCGCTAAGGCAAAAGAACTAGGTGCAGTTGAAGTAACTGATGATACTGTTGAACAAGAAACTTTTAGTTGGGATTAGTCATTCCAAATCGCAGGGAAACAAACTGTCCAATTAACTTTGGAATCAATTCTAAACAGAGGGAGAAATAGAATGAAACATGAAATAATAGATAAAGAAATAACTGAAATACTTTCAGACATAGATTATGACTTGACGACTACTAAGGATAATTTACTTGACACACTTTGGGAGATACAAAGAGTACAAGTAAAGCAGATGCAAGAGTTACACAAGTATCTTGGTAACTTGAAAGACTTAGAGCATAAAATGACAAAACTCAGAGGGGAGTTAAAAGTCAGAGGAGTAACAAATGGAACATAATAATGATTTTAAATATGATTTACTTTTAGGTCAGATTAGAGAGAAACAAATTGCTAAGATACTGAAAAATAAATCAATAGAAATAAAAAGCGAGGAGAATAATAGATGGGTTGAGTCTGGGAATATAGCAATAGAAATTAATTCCAGAGGAAAACCATCTGGTTTATCTACTACACAAGCAGATTACTGGTGGCATTGTTTACAAATAAATGATGAGGATGTTGCTCATGTTGTGTTCCCAGTAGACAAACTAAGAAACCTAGTAGAGAAAATGTTTCATAATGAAACTGCAAAAGTAGTAAAAGGTGGAGATAATAACACTAGCGATTTAGTGTTGTTACCTCTGTCTACATTATTTAAAAATTTAAAATGACACAAACTAAACTAAATTACTTTCTAACGATAGTAGGCAAACCTTTACCTAAATCTGTAAGGTACAGTAGGTTTGGCTCGTACAATAGCAAACCAGTAAGAGAGTGGATGAGTACAGTAAGAGATATTGCTAAAGCAGAAATCGCTTCTAAAGGCCTTAGAGCAGACGAGGGAGTACCAGTAACCATAATTGTATCTGCACACCTGCCTATGCCCAAGTCAGTAGCCAAAAAAAGGCAGGATGGTCTAGTATTCACACCTCATATAAAAAAACCAGATGTAGACAATTTATTAAAGCCAATCGTTGATGGGTTAACAGAAGCAGGAATGTGGGTTGATGATAATCAAGTCTGGTCAATGAAAATACAGAAAGTATTATGTAAACAAGGAGACCAGAGAGTAGAGGTATCAGTATTATGGTAAAACCAAAGAGAATAAGCAAAGAGGATTGGGATGATTTGATGGAAGAATTTGAGGGAGCATTGATGGCTACTGGGTTTGAGGAAGCATTGATAGGCTTTGGTTATCAGTTTAATAAAACTTTAGCAGTTTATGATAGAACTAAATGCTTGAATATTTTAATGTCTACTGGCATGGATTATGAGGAAGCAGTAGAATACTTTGAATTTAATGTAGTCGGCTCTTATGTTGGAGAAACAACACCAGTCTTTATTTCCTTGATATAGTAACACTAATAATGTAGCATTATATTGAGATGCAAATGAGTTCTCCTTCGGTTATTCGTAACTTATTCATGGCTTATTCATCTCTTACTCGTCTCCTCTCTAGTTCTTACTCGCTAGAGGGGAGATTTTTTTTAAATAAAAAAGACACTAAACTATAGGATTAGAACGTACTTACTTTATGAAAAAAAGTTTAAGAATTAAAAAAGAATGTTGAATACTTATTAATTACGTTATAGTTTAGTGCCTTAAATTTATTATAACACCTTAAGACTGCAAAGAAAATTTGACAGTAAATTTATTTTTTACCAAATACACCTAGAGATTTGCCTATCTTGGTCCACTCTATAGTTGTAATCTTGCCATCTTCTAAAGCTTGAATTACTGTATTAGCTGCTGCTAGTCTTTCTTCTTTGGTATCCAAAGACTGGACTATGTGCATTGCTAAATCAAGTAATACTTTCTTCTCTTTACTCAAGAAAAGACTTGCTATACTGTTGAACATATTACTCTCCTTCCTGGTAATATTCTATCACAACTATTTTATATTCAATTTATTGAATAATTTT